CTAATCCAAATTACATAGATAAGCGGGCGGCGATGATTAACGCCTTAAATTCCGAAGGCGCGGGGATATTATCACACCCATTCTACGGGGATATAAATGTTCGCCACACGGGAAAATGGCGCATAAATGAAACGCTTAATAATTTGGGCGAGGCTTTAATTTCGCTAACTTTTATCATTGAGCCTAAAACTATATTTCCCGCTCCCGCCATTGCGCAAAACCAAAGCCTTATAAAAGACAAAACCGATATTGCCATCTCAAAAGCAGAGGCTACGCTTGTAAATAAATTTTCAATGGCGAGAAATAGCATTACGAATTTACAGAAGGCACAGGGTAAGTTAACCAAACTTGCGGATACTTTCACCGCCGCTAAAAATAAAGCAAATAACATCGCCCAAAATATCAATGACTATGAGCAGGCTATTTTGGATTTCCGAAATAATATCACCGAGTTAATAAACACTCCCGCCGAACTTGCCGCTGAAATTACAGGGCTTTTCAATTCGCTAAATGTTTTGGCCACCGACCCGCTTGGGCAGGTGGATATGTTCAAAGCCTTTTTTAATTTTGGCGATGACGACGAAAGTTTTATCCCCAACACCGCCGATAAATTGGAACGTTTACAAAACCAAGAAGCCTTAAACCAAGCCGTAAAGGTTTCAAGCCTTTCATTCGCTTATGAAAATTCCGCTTTGGTTTATTATCTTACCACAGAGGAAATTGATGAGGTTAAGAATAGTTTGGAGGCGCAATATAATGCCATAGAGGCGATTGTCCAAGACCCCGATACGATAGAGGCTTTAGATGATTTGAGAAAAGAAGCCCGCATTTTCTTTGATAAAGAAATTTTGCAAGCCTATAAAATTTCTATCGCCCGAATAGAAAAAATGCCATGCACGGCATTAGCGTATATGTATTATGGCAATACCGATTTTTGGGAAACGCTTTTAGAGCTTAATGAAATAAGAGACCCCGCATTCATGGGCGGAAATTTAAGGATTTTAACACGATGATATTTTTAGAAATTGGCGGCAAAAAATATGAGGGCTTTACCGAAATAAATGTAGGCAAAAGTATTGAGACAATATCGGGTTCTTTTGGTTTTTCCGCTGTATGCGAAGCCCCCGTAGTTTTCCCTTTTAAGGTGGGGCAAAAAGCGCGGGTTTTAATTGATAACACGCCAATAATAACTGGTTACATTGATAGCACTTTAATTTCTTATACGGGAAATACCCGCACGATTTCTATAACGGGCAGGGATAAAACCGCCGACCTTATAGACAGCTCTTTGAAGGGTAATATAGAATTTAATACGGGCGTTTCGCTTAAGCAAGTTATAGAAAAGGTTTTGGCTAATTTGGGTATAACCGACATAAAGGTTTTTGATAACGCAGGCACCGAAAAATTTAAGAAAACAGATTTGATAAGCGGCTCGCCCGAAGACAACGCCTTTGGGTTTATAGAGAAGTATTGCCGATTACGGCAGGTCTTAATCACCGCCGATGCCGACGGCAATATAGTTTTAACACGGGGCGGCAAAGAAATAATGCAAGCCTCTTTGATAAGCGAAAAAAACAATCCGCAAAATAATATTTTATCCGCATCAATTTCCTACACAAACTCAAACCGCTTTTATTCCATTTCCGTTTTAGCACAGGGCAATCCCAGCGTTGCGGAAAGTGTTTTGGGCGTTGTTAGTTTGGAAGGCAACGCTACCGACGGGGAAATTCGCAATGGCAGGAATTTAACCATAAGAGCCGAGCATTCCAGCGATAACCAAACGAATAAAAACAGGGCTATTTGGGAAGTTAATTTCAGGCGGGCAAAAAGCATAGAATATTCCCTTGCGGTGAAAAATTGGGTAGCCCCAACGGGCGAAGTTTGGTTGCCGAATAAATTAGTCAAGGTGCGGGATACGATTTCAGACATAAACGCATTCATGCTAATAAGCTCGTGCCGCTATATTCTTAACGCAAACGAAGGGCAGAAAACCGAAATTACACTATGCTCAAAAGACGCTTTTGATTTGGAAGCCCAACAAAAACAAGCAGACGCAAGGGCTAATGCTTTAGGGAAAAATTTAATCGCATGAGTGAAATTAAAAGAGCCAAAGTAACACTATCTACTGATGACAAAGGCGAATTTCCGCTACATCAAATATCATACTTTGGCAAAGTAAAATTAACGGAGACAATTTTTCCCTATGGCATTTCCGCCCGTCCGCCAAAAGACGCTTTAACAATATGCTTTCCTGTAGGCGGGAGCGAGGAGGATTTGCCGTGCATAGCTTATGCGCCCAATACTCGTTTCAAAAACCTCTTAGAAGGCGAATTTGCAGTCGGTAATCAATTACGCGGAAATTCAATTTACTTTCGCGATAACGGCGTAAACGAAATAAACGGCGGAGATTATGGCGGCGTAATAAAGATTGATGATTTAACCGCTAAAATAAATGATTTCGTTTCAAAGTTTAATGCCCATAAACACCCCGAAACAGGATCAACTACAGGCGTGCCGACAAGTTCTGCAAATTCATTTTCAAAAACCGATTATGAAAACTTAAAAGTTCAACACGGCAAAGGCGGTTTTGGAAGCGGTGCGGGTGGCGGCGGTGGAAGCGGAGCGGGGATATTATCGCTAAACGGCTTAACTGCGCAAGCGCAAACGCTTGTAGCGGGTTCTGCGGGCGTTGACTTTAATATATCAAGTGTCGGGAGCGTCCACAATTTTAATTTACCGACGGCAAGCGCAATAAATCGTGGGGCATTATCGGCGGCGGATTGGGTTTATTTTAACGCCAAATGGGACGATTTACAACAGGTTGTCCGAGTGGCAAAGTCTGGCGGAGACTTTACTACGATAGCGGCCGCCAATAATTCCATATCGGACAATGCTAATAATAAAAGATACTCGGTTTTAATTGGACCGGGTGCCTATAACGAAACTTGCGTTGCCAAACCATTTGTAAATTACATCGGCATTGGCGGAAGGCTTAACACTTTTGTAAATGCTTTCAATGTAAATTTTACCGGCGCGACCGATGAATATACGGAAATTGTTGGGTTGGGAATTGGGGATATAGTTGTAAATTTTCAAAATGGCTCTTATACGAAAGAATTAGAAATGCGAGATGTTTTGAATTACGGAAGTATAACTGCTCAAGGAGAGAACAATGAAATTCATTATGTCGCTTTTGAAACCTCTCAGCCCTTTGCTCCCATTACTTTGAATGGCGGGGTTTTCTTTTTAACAGAATATTCCTCATTAGCTAATCCTATAATCTTAAATAGCGATAGCGTTTGGCAACACTTGAACGGAGAGGTTTTCACCGATATAACGCTAAATAATACTTCGCAGGCTTTTATTAGGGGAAATGGGGTAGCCGCATTTCCTTTGCTTTCCACTTCCAGAATATACATAAATGATGACGCCATTCTGAACATTGACGCTAATTCAATCGCCACTCAAAGAATAATTAGGGGCGCAGGTGTTACCGACGCTCAAATCCAAATTTTAACGGGAATATCTGCTGGCGTGATTTCGCCTACTCCAACATTTGTAAATAATCTAGACGGCACAATTACAATGGCAGAGGCGCAGGTTTTTATTTACGATAATGACCATCAGTTTGGCCTGCCCCGCAGATTTATAGTGCCTTCAAAGATTTTAACGCTTACCGACCTTGTAAATAATTATGTTGAAATTCGCTATAACGCAGGCACGCCCGAATATATTAACGGCGTAACTAAAACCTCAAATGACAGCGATATTGTGCCTGTGATAACCATTTTCCGAGACGGCACAGAATTACATGAGACGGGGTGGGACGCTTTGGGCGAAGGGTTATCAAATAAAATACATCAAAGAATTGTTGACACCGAACCCTTTGCGCTTAAAAGTGGTTTAGCTTTAGGCGAATTGCCGACGAGGATAATAACAATAGATGCTGGCTATGGTTATAACGGCGCGGTGCCGTTTTCTTTTGACGCTTGCAATTCAAGCGTAGCTAATACTCATTGGTTTTATTATTATAACGGCGCAAGCTGGGTAAAAGACATGACAAAAACCCAGTATAATAATTCGCAATATCAAGGCCCCACAGGTTTAGTTTCCGCATTACCGAATAAGTATCTCATAAATTTTATTTTCAGAGGGCTTGAAACCGACGGGCATGTCTATAGTATTTTGGGAACGCAGGAATATGCAGGTACGGCCGCTGGGCTTGTTGCGGCACAAGAAGCACAAATTCCCGCTAACCTTCCGCCCATAATTATAAGCCATACTTTTCTAGTCGGCAAAATAATTGTTTTAACGGCGGCTACAACCGCTACATCTATACAATCCGCTTTTACAAAAAAATTTACTTCATCGCCCGCAACAGACCACGGCGCTCTATCGGGATTAGGCGACGACGACCATTTGCAATATTTACCCTTGAGCGGAATTAGGGCCATGACGGGCAATCTTAATATGGGCGAGTATAACATCGGATATTGCGGAGACATTTTCCACGACGATGCAACCGCAAGCGATTGGGTTTTCAGAAATTACGACAAAGATAAAGATATAAATTTTTACATAAACGACGGCGGGATAGATAGTCTCGCCCTTCGAATTGAAGGCTTATACAATAGAATTACGGCAAGCGGGGCGATAGCTTCAAGGAATGGGGTGGGAGGAGTAGATTGCATCCAAATTTTAATGGAAAGCAATTTAGCAGTTGTGCGCGCTACGACTTTTGGGGGCGGAACTTACAGACCGCTGGTTTTACGAACTTCCGATGTAAATAGAGTTTATATTACCACTTCGGGTAAGATTGGCATAGCTGGCTTAACTTCGCCGGGTGCATATTTACATTTCGCCGCAGGAACAGCCGTCGCAAATAACGCTCCCCTCAAATTTACTTCAGGCGTAAACTTAACCGCACCCGAAGCGGGAGCAATGGAATATGATAATGCTTTTTACCTTACCCCCTCAACGGGAACTCGCTATAAAATTCCTTTGATTGCGGGGACTGATTACCTCACTGATGTCGTGCAAGACACCACCCCACAACTCGGCGGAGACCTTGACACAAATTCAAGCGATATAAAATTCCTTGATAATGACAAGGCAATTTTCGGCACAGGACTTGACGGCGAAGTTTATAGCGACGGGGATAATTTGGTTGTAAGAGGCTTAACTTCGGGTAAAATTATAAAAGTTTTTCAAAATATTGGCGGACTTGATACTGAAATTTTAAGAACGGGAATATTGGGGCAAATAGGATTGGGAGTTGATGGCGGTAACTTTGAAGCGGCACTTGACACGGTGTCTCTTGGCTATGGAACAGCTATTTGGCGGGCGCAGGATAAAACCACACGCGTGCCGTTATTAGATTTATCACAGGGCGGAGCGGGAAATTGTAATTTTGTATTTTACGATAAATTCGGGCAAGTTTCCGTATTGCTGAATGCAGGCAGTCCGTCTGCGGGAAATAGCAATTTTTCAGGCAGTCTTGGAATAGGCACGCGCAATAACAGCACGTCTCGCGCTAAGTTAATGGTTACAGGCGATAGGGGAATAGAATGTGTTGACTTAACTTCCCCGACTTTCGGAAGCGAGGTTTTAACAAATGGGGCGTTAACTGGTGGAACAAGCTGGAGTGCATCAGGCGATTGCACGCTAACTGGCAATAATGCGGTATTTGCATATTCTTCGGGCGCAACTTCATACTTTGAACAAACGGCGGCTAATTTTGCAACTCCCGCAACGGCTTCCACTTGGCATAAGTTCACGATTGTTATAAGCGGTGCAACATCAGCCGCAAGAGGATTCCCCGTCTTAAATATCCATACAACTTTTAGCGTAATGCAATTTGTCGCCGTTGATGGAACGCAAACTTGGTATGTCAAATCAAATCTTGCTACCCCGACATCATTTAGAATTACAACTACGTTATTTTCTGGACAAGGATGCACTGTGGAAAGCGTTTCGCTATTGCCAATAACGAGCGGTGGACTTTTTACGGGCGGAGGATTAACTGGGTTAATTATAAATCCAGATGGAAGCGGAATTATGGCGGGAGCGGTAACATCAACGCAATTCAAACTCTCTGCGCTAAACACCGCCCCAGCAAACGCCAGCGATACAGGAACGCTTGGCGAAATTAGAATTGTGGACGGATATATCTATATTTGCACAGCGACAAATACATGGAAGCGCGTAGCTGTTGCGACATGGTAAAAGGAGACTTGAAAAATGGCATTACAAAAAGAAGTCCAAACAAAAGAAGGGTTCACCGCAAATTATTGGCGCATAACTGCGATACATTTGACGGCTAAAAATGCGGCGGATACAATTACGATTTTGCTTTACAAGGACAAAGCAAGACTTGATGAAGGCAAGTCTGCGATATTGGCAAAAAGCTATACATTTCCCTTCGTAGAAAATGGCGAAACTAAAAATGAAATAATACATACAAGTCCGTTCACATCTATATCAAGCGACCCTTTTGTAATTGCTGAAAATTGGATTAAATCTTTGGCAGAATTTAGCGATTGCGTAGATTGTTGAATTTGCTACAATACGGCAAAGGAGAAAGTAAAATGATAGACATAAAAAAGCAGTATATAATAAGCGGGCAAATAATAGGCGTTATCGCCGATTATTTAGTGCAAAAACCTTTCGGGGAAGTTAACCAAATAATCGGAATGTTATCTACACTGCCCGAATTTCAAAGGGAAATAAAACCCGAAGTTAAACAAGAAATTAAGAAAACAGATGAGCCAAAACATTGATATAAAACTTTCCCAAACTGCCGACGATGTTTTTGATTTGTCCGTCGGTAGTGGCGGGGATTTAACCATAGACAATGGTTTTGATACGGCGATTTATCTTTCGCTTTTTACAGATAAAAGAGCCGCCGAAAGCGAAATTACAAAACCGCAAATGCGCGGGGGGTGGTGGGGTAATACTTTAGCCGACCCCCCGTTTGAAATAGGTAGCAAACTTTGGCTTTTGGATAATCGCCGAACGCAAAACACGCTTAACAAAGCCATTGACTTTACCCGCGAATGTTTGCAGTGGTTTATTGACGAGGGTTTTTGCAAAACAATAAATGTAACGGCAGAATTTATCGCCGAAGGTTTGCAACTTACGATACAATTTTTTTATAAAAACGGAAGTTCTGAAACTAAACTATTTGAAGCATGGGGCGCAACGGAGATTACATAATGTCCGAGATACAATTTCCAAATAATCGCAACGAAGTAAAGGAAAGGATTAAAACTGATGTCCAAATAAATCTACCGACGAGCAATCCTTTTTTACCCGCAAGTTTTTTGGGGGCAATAATTACGGGACTTGCGGGCCGAATTTATGACATCTATTATCAAATAAAAAATATTTTAATAAGGGAATTATTTCCCGACACGGCAACGGGCGAAGAACTTTATCATCATGCCCGATTAAAAAATTTAACACTTAACCCCGCAACGCAAGCGGAAGGCTACATAACTTGCACAGGCACGGCGGGAACAGCAATCCCCGCAGGCACAACTTGGCAAACTACCGACGGGATAACGCTTGAAAGCCAAAATTTAATTGATGTTTCAAATCAAACTTTAAGCGTCCTTTCATTAACCCGAAGCGGTGCGACCGCTATCGTAACTACCGCCTCAAATCATAATCTTGCAACAGGGGTAAGCGTCATAATTGCAGGGGCCGTAGAAACCGATTATAACGGAACTTTCCAAATTGTGGTTACGGGATTAGACACTTTCACATACACGCTAACCGCCACGCCTACCACGCCCGCCACAGGCACGATATTCGCAAGTTTCACGACGGCAAGCGTTTTAGTAAAATCGCAGGACTTCGGGCAACAGGCTAATGTTTCGGCGGGGGCATCGGTAACTATCGGCACGCCGATTGCGGGATTGGCCAGTGAAGCGGTGGTGCAGTATGGCGAAATAAGCGGCGGGGCGGATATTGAAACGGACGCAGAATTACAAGAACGCTTAACAGAAAAATGGCAAAACCCAGGGACCCCCTTTGCGGCGTCAAACATTGAAGCCAAAGCAAAAGAGGTTTCGGGCGTAACAAGAGTTTGGGTTGTGGAAGCAACGCCCGAAGCGGGCAAGGTTACGATTTATTTTACAAGGGATAATGACGACAGCCCTATCCCTTCGGCGGGCGAGGTTGCGGAAGTAAAAGAAAAAATACTCACAATAAAGCCCGCTCATACTCCCGACGCTTATGTCATAGTCAACGCCCCAACGGCATTGGCTATCAACTTTACTTTTACCACCCTTAATCCAAATACCGATGAAATGAAATTGGCAATTACCGAAGCACTTGAGCAGTTTTTCTCGGAGCGGGTTAATGTTTCGGAAAATGTTTACGAGGACGGCTACCGCTCGGCGATTTATAATGCCATTGACGCTACGGGCGCAAGCGTTGTAAGTTTTACGCTTTCAACGCCTTCGGGAGATGTAAGCATATCAGCGGGATATATTGGAACTTTGGGAGTGGTTACATTCTCATGAGCATTTTTGAAACTAAAACACAGGAACAGCAAACCGACGCTTTAGCGCAATACTTGCCGTCGGGTAAGGCTTGGCTTGCAAAAGCTATTCCAACTTCAACATTGCGGAAAATGCTTTTGGGTTTAGCGGGGGAGTTTGTAAGGGTGCAAGAAAAACTAAACGAGGTCGCTACCGAATATTATCCTGATGAGACAACTAAACTTTTAAGTGAATGGGAAAGCGCGCTTGGCATACCCGATGATTGTATACCCATAGCCCCTGATATTGAAGAGCGCAGAAAAAATATATTGATAAAATTCAACGCCTCTTTTACGGGGACAAAAGCCGATTATGAATACTTGGGCGAGCTTATGGGATATGATATTGAGGTCATAGCCGCCGTAGATTATTCTGCATGGCCGTGGACATGGTCGCATTTATGGCTTGGCGGAGATGACACCGCCCCATTCAGAATGGTTATAAAAGCTCCGCTAATAACCGCCCCTTCAGTTTGGCCCTGGACTTGGCCGCACGCTTGGGGCGATGATGCGCTTAAATCTTTGCGGTGTCTTTTTGAAAAAATAAAACCAGCGAATATTACAATTCACTGGGTATACGAATAGGAGAGAAAATATGAGAGATATCCCAACACAAATCACCGGTGGTAATTTTGCCGCTGATGATTTCAATGATATTCCGAATGAACTTGAAGGCGCTATTTTAAGCACGGGGCAAACGCTTTCAAGTGCAGACCTTTATCAGCTCGCAAAAGCCGTAGCCGCTTACAGCGCAGGCGGCGATTATTACACCGACAGCGGCACGGCGGATAATTATGTCCTTACCCCCGTCGGTTCAAAGAAATCTCCGCCCGCTTATTTTGCGGGAATGAAAATTCGCTTTCGCGCAGGCGCAAATAATACGGGGGCTTGCAATGCTAATGCGGGGGCTTTGGGCGTAAAAAGCATAAAACTTGCCGACGGGACAACCGACCCGCAAGCGGGCGATATTAACATACTTTGCGATACGACTTTGGTTTACGACGGCACTAATTTACGCATTGAGGGAATAAAAAAGTCAAGGCTTGATGTCGTAGGCAATATTGCCGTTGGCGGCATTGTTGAAAAAACTATGAGCCGAATTTATTCCAACGAACTTTCCGCCGCCGTAACTTCGCTTACAATTCCTAGCCTTAACGGCAACGTAGATTTGGATTATCAGCTCCGCGTATACTTAAAAGCTGGACATGCCACTGGAGACGTGCAAATAGGCGTCCGCCCGAATAACGACAGCGGGGCTAATTACACCGACGAGCGTTTATCGGGGAGCGGGACATCTGCATTAGCGTCAACCACCAGCGTTGGAACACAGGCACTTATCATCCCTGATACCCGCCCGACTGCAAATAATTTCGGCATGGGGGTAATGGACATATTTGCTAAAAGTGGAAACTACAGAATGTTTTTAGCAAAAGGTTTTGGACTTGAAACAACCGCGCCGCTGGTTGGTTTATTAGGGACGATGTGGAAAAACACCGCCAACAACATAACCAGCCTTACTATTTTCGCAAATCAAACAAACGGGCTAGGCGTAGGCACTCGTGTAGAACTTTACGCGCGGAGATAAAAAATGCAAATAGACATTTTCGGCGACGGGGAATATGTTTTTGAACAGGAAAACTTGCCCGCAGAAATTACAAAACCTTGCGGGTGCGAATGGGTAAAAGATACGCCGCAAGTCGGCGTGTCTTATTCTCAAACAGAAATATGCGCCGATTGTTTGGCGTTAAATCAACAAGAGGAGGATTAAAACTATGGCAAAAGAAAAAGATAATGCGCTTGATTTAATTGCGCAAATTGAAGTTTTGCTGGCGGAGTTAAAAGCAAAGGTTGGATTGTTAGGCGACCAACCGCCAGACGAACCACCGCCTCATTAAACATGAACGCTATACTTTTGGCTTTCGCCGCCTTCATAAAAAGTTTGAATTTGATTATTGCTGAAAATGCGCGGTTGTCGTGGTATTTAGGCGCGCTTGACAGAAACATAATCATCTTAATTTTTGCTTATGTTTTATGGCAGATACCTACTTTTATGTTTCGGCGGCTTGAGCCGAAGTATTTTTTCCTATACGAAAAAACTCTTAAACTTCTTAAATTGAATTTTCAATTTTGGATTGTGTCTTTTTTTTTCCAAACAGCAGATTTAATCTGTTTGTATTATAGACAAAATAATCAGTATTTACTTATGATTACGGAGAGCTTTATCTTGCTTTGGATTATTTGCGCCGTTATTAAAATATTATGGAGAGACAAATGGAAAACGAAAACGAAACTGAATTGAAACGACAAAAAATTGAAAGCCCATGTTTTAGCGAAATTTTCAAAATGGCTGTTTCAATAATAATCGCCGTAGGCGGTATTGTTTGGGCTATCATTTTATTTATGGCGGGAATGCGGGGATTGCCCGATAGGGTGGAGCGCGTAGAAAAAGAAGTCATCGTAATGAAAAGCGATATTTCAGGCATCAATGCTAAACTTGACGGCGTAAGCAAAAACACTGAAAGAATTTTAGAAGTGATGATGAAAAAATAGGAGGGCTAAAAAATGCTAGCAATACTCGGCGGAATAATCCCGCTACTCACAAAGGGCGTGCAGGAATTTTTGACTTCAAAAAAAGTTAAGGCGGAGCAGGCTTTTGAGCTTGAAAAATTTCAGCTAGAATTAAAAGCCCGTAATGAACTCATGGCCAGCACTGCCTCTTCCGAAGTTCTTAAGGCGGAAATGGAAGCAAAAAAAATGGAGTTTGGTTTTGAAACCGAAAGGCAAAAAACCATAGCTGCAACGCAACAAATAAAAAGCGGGGTCAAATGGATAGACGCCTCCATTAACCTTGTGCGCGCGCTATTTGGTTTTGGCGCGGTTTTTATTTTTCTTTTTTCGGCGTATAATCTTTGGAAAACAGGCTCGGCGGTTTTAACGCAAGTCCAGTTTTCCCAAGTTTTCATCATGATTGTCTGCTACTTTTTCGCCGAGCGTTCCACTAAAAAAGCATGGGGGGGGGAATGAAAGATTTTCAACTTTCAAAAAACTTTAGCTTTTTTGAGTTGACAAAAACTTCGGATTTCATTTTACAGAACCAAAACAGGCAGGTAGGGCTATCCTATCAAGTCCCGCTAAAAACGCTTGCTACGGGCATTTTACAGCCAATTAGGGACTATTGGCAGAAGCCAGCCATCATATCATCGGGCTTTCGTTGCCAAGACCTTAACCAGCTTATAGGCGGTTCGCCTTCTAGCCAGCATACTAGGGGCGAAGCGGCGGACTTTATCCTCAAAGATATGCCCTGTCAGTTTGTTTTTGAAAATTTAGCTACGGCGTTGCCTTCTGTAAAGTTCGGCCAGTTTATTTGGGAAAAAAAGGAAGACAAAGAGTGGTTGCATATTTCATTGCCGACCTTGCGGGAAAACATGCAAATGCTTATTTTTGAAAAGGGAGCTTACCGGAAAGTTTAACTGCCACTACCTCCAGAGTGTGGCCGCCCCGATTGGTTTTATCATTTTGCCCAGTCGGGGTTTTTTTATTGCGCAAAATACCACTTGACAAATTTTTTTAATTTTGTAGAATATTGGCAATGAACACATTCCGAATAAAAAAAGCTGTTCCCAATTTTTCCCATGCGACGGGGTGTGTTCATAATACTTTTTCGCATGGGAAACCTATTTTTAGCGGCAGTTCCTCAAAGCAGTTGCGCGGCGTTGAGGCTAAACAAAAAAATCAGCCAAAAACATATCCGCTAAAATCATTTTCAAAAACACCCGCACCAGAGCAGGCTCTGTCGCCGACTGACAACTTGCGACCTTGCAGTTTGAAAATTTTAGTATCGGGTGGAAGTTTTTATTATCAAGGGGAAAACTTTTTTGAAAATTTGGGCTTAAAAATTTCTGCTTCTTTTAATTATTCTAATCAGTTAGTAACGTTATAATTATAACGTTCTTGGCTTACTGCTTTTAATAATAACTGCAAGGGAAATAGAGTCGTATTTTATGTTTGAAAATTTTGAAAAATTTATCAACAATTTTTGCGGTATGAAAAGACGCTCGCTAGCGGTAGCCTTTTTGGCCGCAAGAAGTGCGCTGGTAGGACTAGGGCTTCCTTGGGCCTACTGGCTAGAGTTTCCGAGCCGTCATTGTTTGGCGGCTCGTGCTTTTTTTAAGAGCTTTTTTGCGCAGTTTTTCACCGCAAAATTTGAGCCGAAAAAACACGAAAAAAATATCAATTTGCAAACCTATGTCAAATCTTTTTTCCGCAAATTTAATTTCCTCGTCGTGAAATCGCTAAAAAAATAATTTTCAAAAAACCCTTGACAAATCGTAAAATGTGTGGTATAATATAAGTGTAGGGTGAAGGTTAGGGCGGGGCCGGGAAACCCCGCAAACTAAAAAAAGCGAGGATAAAATAAAATGAAAAATAATAAAATGGAAATCGTGTTAGACTGGGCGTTGGCAAACTTGCGAGCAGATACCGACACGCAAAATAAAAATGAAGTAGCTTTTGCGATAAGCGTTTTAGAGGCGGTCAAGAGAGAGACCGCTTGTATAATAATCAATAGTTGCTTGTTTGCATAGCCCCCGGCCCCGCTTCGGCGGGGCTTCCTTAAGCCCTTCGCAGAGGGCTTTGGGAAGGAAACTAAAAAGCGAGGAGAAAAAAATGACACTCAACGAACTCATAAAATCAGCAGAGAAGTTTTTTGCAGAACACCCCGAGTATAATTTAAGCGGAAAAGAAGCACTCGCCGCCGTGAAAGAGAACGGCTATATGTTGCCGTATGTGAAAAATCAAACCCCTAAAATCTGTATGGCGGCCGTGAAACAGGACGGCGGGGTGTTGCCGTATGTGAAAAATCAGACCCCTGAAATATGTCTAGCCGCTGTGCAACAGAACGGCATGGTGTTGCAGTATGTGCAAAATCAGACCGATAAAATCTGTATGGCGGCCGTGAAACAGGACGGCGGGGCGTTGCCGTATGTGAAAAATCAGACCCATGAAATCTGTATGGCGGCTGTGAAACAGAACGGCATGGTGTTGCAGTATGTGCAAAATCAGACCCATGAAATCTGCATGGCCGCCGTGAAACAGGACGGCGGGGCGTTGCGATATGTGAAAAATCAGACACCTGAAATCTGTATGGCGGCTGTGAAACAGAACGGCATGGTGTTGCAGTATGTGCAAAATCAGACCCATGAAATCTGCATGGCCGCCGTGAAAGAGGACGGCGAGGCGTTGCCGTTTGTGCAGTTAGACTGCTTAAAGAAACGAGGAGGAACAAGAAAATGAAACTTAATAAAATAAAAAAAATAATTTTAGAAATGGGGTTAACCCAATCTGAAATTGCGCGCAGGCATTGCACGGGCGTTGGCAATATAAGCATGTTCCTCAATGGGCATTCCCGCTCAAAGCGTGTTGCCTTGATTCTTTCAAAAGAATTGAAACTTGACATCCATAAAATTTTGAAAATGCACGAGGCGAAAAAATGAAAATTGAATATTTTCACCTTCCTATCATAGACCAAGATATGGATATGGTTAAAATAAGAGTTGATACGAATAATGAGTGTGCAGATTTACTAAAACTTGCACAACATTTTTATGGGTTAGAATCTCGCCGAAATGGAAAACTTAAAACCAAATTTGAATTCGTGGGGGAAAAAGATAAATTTTGCTCATGTATAAGAATACTTATGTTCCCAATGAAAATAAGAACGGAGAGTAAAAAATGAACGGCCAGCTACAAATAAATCAAAGCCAGCTCACGCTAAACTTTTCACCGCCCAAACTTTCGCAACAAGGGCTTTACAGAAAATTTTTAGCCGAGCGAAAAAATAAGCAGTTGATTGCGATATTGGATTTACTCAAAGATTGCAAGCCGCACACCTGCCTAGAAATTTCGCGCCATGCAAAAACGCTTTCCGTAAATCGCAGGCTTTCAGACTTGCGGGAATTTGGCTTTAATATTTCACATGCGCTAAAAGGTGAAAAACACTTTTGGTATATTTGGTTTGCGGAAGGGCAGACAATTACCGACGAGAAAACTGGACAAGATATTTTCAATGCGGAAAGGGACTTGACAAATATTTTTTAATTTGGCTAAATTTATACGGGAAAAAATTATGCTTTGTCTTTTGGGAATTTTTATTTGTGTTAAGCGAGCCGCCACGGCTTCGCTTACGATGTGCCCAAAAGCACAAAGCAATCCCCCGCTGTTTTCCCGACTCGTTCAGCGGGGGTTCTCTTTTTATGAAAAATAAATATTTTTATCCCCCAAAACTAGAAGAGGTTGCGGCGTATTGCCTTGAAAGAAAAAACCAAGTCGCCCCCGAAGTCTTTATAGAATATTATTCCGCGCGGGGCTGGTTTATGAAGGCGGGCGTGAAAATGAAGGATTGGCGCGCCGCCGTGCGCTATTGGGAAATTAGGCATAGGCAATATACTGGGCATGTTCCTTTGCCGAATTCTACCGGCCCAATATTAACCGACTCTGAACAAAAGGTATTAACCGCATACATTGACGCTAAGGGCTTTAGATTTTCCGACAGCAAGGCTAGGACTTATTTTGATGAGAAAAACCTAGCCAATGCCCGAAACATTTTGAAATTGGCGGGGGGTGATGTTGGCATGGCGGTTAAAGCGATTAAGGATTTGGCCTTTCATTTTTTTAGCCAAAGAAAAACTGATTGGCATTTCGGCTGGATTTTGAATAATTTTCACGAGTGGTATAGCGATAAGGAAAAAAAGGAGCGCGAAAAGGAAGCAGAGTTTGCCCGGCAAAGCGGAGCGGCCTTGAAACTGGACACCTTAATTTTCAAGGCCGTTAAAACTTTTAAGGATGCTGAAAAAAATGGACATTTATAGAACTGAAAAACCCGAAGAGGAAAAAAAGGAATGGTTTGCCCGTTGCACACATTGTAAAGTTGCTCATGATGTTAATTACGGGCCAGAACTGGTTTATGTTACTTTTACATGCGAAAACATAGATGCGCATGTTTCCGTTTGTTTTCAATGTTTTCATGTCTACAGAATTGACTGGGCGAATAATGAAATAAAGGGAATTTCTTTTGAGGCGATACAAAGATATGTTAAAGATAGGCGGTATATGCACCCCACTTTTGAAGAGCTTAAAAAAATCCAGCAGGAAATAAACAGCGAAAAATACGCCGATGTTTCGGGCGGAACACGGCAGTCTGAAACGGAAATTGTGGGAGACTAGAAAATGGAAAAAATGAAAATGTATAGAGGCATACCATTCTTAATGTTTGCGGCAGAATATGTCAAATGGCTTGATATAATTTTTGATGCCGAAGATATTTCTAAAATATTTTCTTTTCCAAAAGAAGATATGCCGTTTGTTATGGAGCAGATTATTGCGATGGGCAGAGCTTTGCCCAAAAGCCTTTTGAAAAAATGCGGTATATGGGAAAGAGGGATGGAGGGGAGATGAACATAACCAAATGGCATAGACGGGAAAGGTGTAAGTTATGCGGTAAGGGTTTTAATTGCTACGGCGGGCGGCGCACATTGATATTTTTTAAGCGCAAGGAGTGGCGGCGGGATTGCAAATGCTCAAAAATAAAAATTTCGCCAAGTGAAATTAGCGGAGTTGCAAAATGAAAAACAACCCTGAATTGCAGAAGTTTTGGAACGGCCTAAAGAGCGGAATACAGCACGATGACAAAAGAACAAGGGAGCTTATAGTTAAACTTATTTCCGAACTTACCAAGCCAATTTCGCATAAGAAAAAAATAGACGCAGTGCATAAACTTTTGAATGATGAGTGGCATAGAAATGTTTGGCATGAAGATATTTATCGTGAATGGGAAAAACTTGTAAGGAAAATTCATGGGCAAAAAGGGTGGTGGATTGCGGTAGAACATGATTGGGATAAAAACCATAATACCAGCATAAGTTGCAAACTTCCTAACGGAGAATTTTATAAATGAGCATTTCAAAACCCATAGTTTATTTTGACACCAAAAAAGGCGGTAAAATTTTTATCTGCCGAATTGGCGAAAAGTGTTTTATCAAAAATGATAAGGGCAAATATTATTCTGTGCAAGGAAAATGGTCTGAAAACAAATTCAATGCTTGGTATTTTTCCGACGCAAAAGAAGCGGTAATCGTGGCTAGGTTTTTGGCAAAACATGGAGGATAAAATAATGCCAAAGTTTATATGGCTTTCAAATAAAACCGAACTTGAAAAATACGAGCTTTATTTAGGCGAATTGGGAAAAGATGAAAATGTTATTAAATGTGCTTTCATAAATTCATGTGATAATGATTTTTTCGCAGTTTTTATTTTGAAATTTAGCGATATGAGAATTGTCTTTGATGATTTTTTAGGATGTTTCAAAGATTTGGGGCAAGCAAAACTAGCGGCCTATATGGCTGTTTTGAAAACTTTTGAAAATATAGGTTTCATTCCAAAAATCAAGGAGGCAAAAAAATGAACATCATCAACGCACTCATAAAATCAGCAGAGAAGTTTTTTGCAGAACACCCCGAGTATAATTTAAGCGGAAAAGAAGCACTCGCCGCCGTGAAAGAGAACGGCATGGTGTTGCAGTATGTGCAAAATCAGACCCATGAAATCTGCATGGCCGCCGTGAAAGAGGACGGCGAGGTATTGCAGTATGTGCAAAATCAGACCCATGAAATCTGCATGGCGGCTGTGAAACAGAACGGCATGGTGTTGCAGTATGTGCAAAATCAAACCCCTGAAATCTGCATGGCCGCTGTGAAAGAGGACGGCTGGGCGTTGCGATATGTGCAAAATCAAACCCCTGAAATCTGTATGGCGGCAGTGCAACAGGGCGGCGGGGCGTTGCGATATGTGCGGTTAGACTGCTTAAAAAAACAAGGATAAAAAAATGGAAAACGCAAAAATGAAAGCACAAGTTAAGGTAATGGTTGTTGATGATAAAAGGTTTGGCCCGCACAAAGAAATAAAATTTTCAGACGGAAAAATTATGAAGGTCGGGGTTAAAAATAAACAATACGACATTATTCCCGATAACTTTTCAGGCGAGGCTGAAGTTGATTTTGGCGAGTACAAAGGCAAAATATATATAGCCAGCTTCAAAGTTTTAAGCGAGCAACCTTCTGCGCCAGATAGCGAGCCAGTGCGCCCGCAAGCCAACTTAAAATCGGAATATAAGGCCGACCCGGCAAAGATTGCAAATGAGAAGTTTATCGCACTTTGCGAAATGTTTTGTAAATGTCTATATAATGCTGTTGAGGCGGCAAAGGCGGAGTGTGTAGAAAAAAATTCTATGAGCATTCGCATCGCGGCTACTGATTGGTTTATTTTCGGCGTTCAAAAAATAACCGAAGCCATAGAAGGAAAAGCTATTGAAAATAAACCTGAACCTAAAAAAGAGGAGGTAACAGAAAATGTTCCTTTCTGAACCGCTTTTCAAAATTGAACCTTCTGAAAAGTTTTATTTGGTTGACGACGAAAAAATGCCCCGAGTATCTACCATACTCAATATGGTAGACAAAGGCGGATTAGTGCAATGGGCGGCTAATCAAGCCTGCGGACGCATTCGGGAATTGGCGGCGCATAAGTTCAACCATAAAAACTTTTGCTATGAAATTTCATCGGAAGAGTTTGATGACATGCTTTTGTTGGCGAGTAAAGCGCATGAGCGCACTAAAGATACCGCCGCCGATTTAGGCACCGCTTGCCACAAGGCTATTGAAAACTTTCTGCATGGCTCGCCTGAAATTCCAAGCGGGTTTTCGGAAAGGGAAAGTAAGATAATACAGCGGGCGCGGAATAATTTTTCAACATGGTGGGATGAGAAAGGACTTAAATTCATAGCTTGTGAAATACCGGTTGCCAGCAAAGAACTTGGCTTTGGCGGCAGAATAGATATTTTGGCTGAAAATACCGACGAGAAAATAATTTTGCTTGACATAAAAACCAGCAACTATATCTATAAAACCCATCACTTACAAGTCGCCGCTTATATGCAAGCGTTATTTGAAACGCACAGGGTAATGCCTTTGGAAGCCTGCATAGTGCATATCCCAAAGGAGACGGGTGATATTGATGTGATTAAAATAAACCAGGACAAAGCATGGGGAGCTTTCAAGGCTTTATGTGAATTTTTCTATGCTTACAAAGAGGTTAAAAATGGCGGATATAACCAATAATCAAAAACTTGAAATTGCAATTTGCGCAATGGAAAGCTTAACCGACGAAATGAAATTGCTAGGAAAAAAACTTCCCGTTTTGGAAATGGACATTATTAAAGCTATATTGCTTTATATTGCTTCAAACCCCGACGCTGAAAAAATGTCGCATAAAAAACTTGAATATTTCGCCTGTGCGGGAAGCGAATTTTTACAAAATAAATTAGTAGAAGTTTTGGATGTAAGACTTAAACGGAGGTTATTGTCGGCGCAAATAGATACTATGCACGATACAATTTCGGCGTTGCAAACTCTAATAAGGACGGAACATCCTTTATGAAAAACCTAAACTGGCCGGTATTAACCTTTTGGTTAAGCGTGCTACTTTGCTTGGCTGGCATATGGTATGGATTTTTTAAGTTGATTGTTTTTATGGGAGGAAATTAAAATGGAAAAACCAAACAACGAAATACAAAAAAGCGCATGGGAAGTTATAAACGCCCCGCTGGACAAAAGTCACTATGTTTTTCTAAACGGATATCGCGTTGGAAAAATAATTGAACACGGCATAAATGATTTTACAATTTACCCCGAGTTTAATATTCCGTACGTAAGTTACGAAACTTTTGAGGAGGCTAAAAGTCTGCTGAAAAAAATTATTACTGATTGGTTGCAAAAAATGAGCGAAGGGATTTCGGATTAGGCAAAATTGGGGAGCTAATATGAGAATATTAAAAGACGGACGTATTGAACTTTCAGTAAAAGAAGTTTTAGGAAAATTAGACAGTGCCGTTAAAACATATGGAATAAAAAAAGAAGGAGAGTATATAATTTTTTACGAAAAGGATTTTGCTGGGGAGTGGGGAACTTGTAGGGATATCCCTGTTAAACTAGTAAGGGTTGCCCATGATTTTCTGATGGGAGCTAAAAAATGAAATGCCTTAATTGCAAGCAAACTTTGACGCACAATTCTTTTATCAAAGATGGCTATGAAAAGCATCAATTTATCTGCGAGAATTGCGGCTTTGCTGGCGATATAAGCTCTACGGAAAAGGGGGCTATACAATCTTTTCGTAAGGTTGTTGAGGCTGAAAAGAAGCGCGGGTATTCTTTGTTTGAGGATAAAAAATTATGAAAAAACTTTGGCGGTTTTTCTTTGGGAAAATTGAGTGTGAAAATTGTTTCAGATTTATATATGGTCTTGACTGCCATAATGAGGAAACTGAATATAACGAGGAAACTGACGAGAGAAAATATTGCCCTTCTCCTTTCAAAAGCTGGATGATGAGGTGGTTGCTGAAATGACCGAGCATGATTTCCAACGCAACATAGTCCGCACCTTGCAAATGCAAAACATCTTTGTCTTTGCTGTGCCAAATTCGCAAAAACTTTTACAGACTAAAAACCAATTTGCGCGCATGAAGTTTTTATCATCGCTTAAAGCTGAAGGTTTTATGGCGGGCGTTGCGGATTTGGTTGTGTTATTGCCGGGCGGGAAAGCCATTTTCCTTGAAATTAAGAACCCCGATAAACCTTCACCTCAATCCGATACGCAAAAGAAATTTCAAGCTGATATAGAAAGATTGGGGTTTGAGTATTGGCTTATATTAAACTGGGCGGATTTTGAACTCTTTTTATCAAATGCCCAACTTTTTGTTATAAATTTTATTAAAAAAAACTATGAAAAAACCTAAACTATACATCTGCGAACATGCGAAAGATTGCGGGATATATCCCTGCTATCACAAAACCCCGCATGTCATTATAAACAATACTTATTCGTGCGCAGAAAAAGATGAGCCATGCCTTGCGCGCGGAAAGATTAGTAAATGCGTTTTGGCGGAGGCTAAAAATGATAATAACTAAAGAATGGTTGCAGAATAATAAGGCTTGTAGCGAGGGGGTAGTGTTTGCTGATGGAAAGGGTCTTTTAGATTTAGACCATAAATCCTTTATAGAAAAGCTGATTGAGTATGACCACTTTGATTATGCAAACTGGCTAATAACTCATATTTTAAGAAAAGAAAATAATGTTAGATATGCAATTTTCGCGGCAGAATTGGTATTGCATATTTATGAAAAAAAATATCCAAATGATGACAGCCCTAGAAAAGCTATTGAGGCGGCTAAAAAATATCTAAACAATTCTACATACGCCGCCGCCTGCTCCGCCGCCTGCTCCGCCGCCTCCGACGCCACCTACGACGCCGCCTACAACGCCTGCTCCGCCGCCTCCGACGCCACCTACGACGCCGCCTACAACGCCTGCTCCGCCGCCTACAACGCCTGCTCCGCCGCCTACGCCGCCGCCTGCTCCGCCGCCCCCGCCTCCGCCGCCGCCGCCGCCGCCGCCGCCGACGCCGCCCGCCACGCCGCCTACGCCGCCTCCGCCGCCGTCTGCTACGCCGCCGCTAAAATAGAATTAACAATCAAAATTATTACGCACGGCTTAAAACTAATTGAGGAGCAAGAAAATGCCAAATAACCCTGAACTTGAAAGGATGTGGAAATTAGTAAAAGAAGCTAGGGCAGATGCCGATAGATTTCCTAAAGATACACATACTTGCAGACTGGCTGGATTTGCTCGGCAAAGATGGGTTAATAGGGTCAGGGAAATTTACGGGAAAGATATAACGCTTGAGTGGAAAAACGGCGAATACCATTTGAGCAACGGGGAGATTTATAAATGAAAGAAAAAAAATGTCAGTGGTGCGGTAAAATTATAAAAGCTCACCCGAATACTTACATTGAGTTTAACGGAACTGGGACTGCTTTAAGGGAACTACAATATCCGAATGTAGCATATACTTACTATTGCGATTGTGGCGTTGTTATTAAAGCTACAGAGGAGGATTATAAATGAAAAAAATAGGGATACTTTATTTTGGCATAATGGTGTCTCTTTGTTCTTTTGCTGTATGGACTGCTATATGGTTAGGTAATAAATTTTTCCCCACCGAAAAAGTAATTACGCTGTCGCCGCTTTCCGTTTCCGCGCGCTATGACTTTTCAAAGGCGGATTATGCCATGCGGCAATATACCGGCGTTAGGGTAACTGCTTATACAAATGTTCACGCCCAAACCGATGGCACGCCAAACATTACCGCCAGCGGCCGCGGTGTATATGAAGGCGCTATCGCAGTCTCGCAGGATTTCATAAAGTCCAAAGAAATACGATACGGCGATTTACTTTGCATAAAAGGGAGGGACTGCTATATTGTGGAGGACTGCCTACATGAGCGTTTTAAGCGGCAGGTGGATATATTTACTTTTGACGCTAAAAAAGCCAGTAATACGCACTTTAAGGCGGATATTGAGGTGTATGGGGTGGTAAGGTAATGCAACCTAAATGGGAAAAATGCGGTTCCATAGATTTGTTTAAGTTTCAAAGCACAATAATTGGGTTGGTTGAAGACCATACCGACAAAAGTTTTTATGCGTATCTAGGGCATAACGATAAATTTTTGGGTAAATTTTACAACAAAAAAAATGCCCGAGCCGCCGTGAAGCAAGCCGCAATAAAATGGTTTGCAGATTTGGGTTTTGTGCCGGAGGAGAAACCATGTGCGAATTTAATTTTCCGATATCACGGCATAAGAAATACTCTTGGAGGCAAAAATGGGAAATAAACAGAGGAGCTTTAATGAAAATTGAAATATCGGTTGATTTGGTAGAACCAGACATCTGTGGTGGTTGTCCTTTGGCGGAAACAGATTATAGCGGCTATGGAACACTTTTGAATGCAAGCTGTTATCATTATTGTAAACCACTAAAATGCAATGAATTTTACGACGGGGAAATTACGAGATTGAAAATTTGCAAAAAAGAAAACGGGTAATAATATACGCTAAACTAACGATAATCTAACGATAAAGTCAAATATTGTATTGCTAAAATTCAATGATAAACTTTCAAACTAATGATAAATAAGGAGAATAACATGCCCGACGGAAAAATAGAACCCAAACCCTTGCCCTGTCCGTTTTGTGGCGGGGCGAATATGGAATTTCATGGTTTAAGAAAAGACGAGATTTATATTGAATGCTTAAAATGCCGAATGCGTAGTATCAATTGCCTTGACAGAGAGCATGCTTTGGAAAAATGGAACAAACGAATTTCATAGTTAGGCAAATTCCGCGCAAGCTAACGCCAAAATTGCTATCAGAATTCAGGCATATGGGCGACAGAATAATTAAAGGAAAAGGCGTATTAGCGATTTGGCGGTTTGACGAAAATGAGTGTTGGGATTTACTGGGCGAGTATAGTTTGAAAAATGGAAAACTACGAAAATAAAATCATTCACGGCGATTGTTTTGAGGTTTTGAAAACTTTGCCTGATGGAATTGTGGACACAATAGTTACTAGTCCGCCTTATTTTGGGTTAAGAAAATATTTACAAGACGATGATGTTAATAAAAAATACGAAGTAGGACTTGAGCAAACCCCCGACGAATATGTGCAAAAGATGGTAGCTATTTTTAGCGAAGCGCGCCGCGTGTTAAAAGATACAGGCACTATGTTTTTGAATCTCGGAGATTCTTACAGTGGAGCATCTTATGACACTTCCGACAAAGAACTTGTAAATTATCTAAATCGTGATTATCTTTGCGAAAATCTTTGTGGTGTGTGTCGGAAGGCTTATTTGATTGGCAAATCTCGCACAAAAAGTTTGCCCTTTCCCAAGCAATCTGCTTTATCTTCATTGCCCATCCACGAGCATAAGGAATTTGTGAACGACCACCCGCCCACATCGGATTTTTATCAGCAGGAAGTCCGCATCGGAGTCGCCAATCAGGATTCAAAGCATTTTTCAACCCACGAATCCGAGCCGCCTCTTTCATTTCAGGGGTCCAAGAACGGCGAATCTTCTCTGCAACTTCAGGGCGAGTGCTTGCGGAAGGATAACCTTTTGTTTTGCCCGTTATGCGGGCAGACATCAATGCCTTGTGTTCAGGAGTGCGGATATAAGATGGCTTGCACTTTCGGCACTGGGCAGAAAGACCACTCATCAAACCTTGACAAGTTGGACATTTCTTCTTTGCATAAGGCATACCCATATTATACCATAACATACCCTAATATTAACATTACCCCTAAAAACTTAATCGGGGTCCCATGGCGGGTTGCTTTTGCTCTGCAAGCCGATGGCTGGATTTTAAGACAGGATATAATCTGGGCGAAAACAAATTGTATGCCCGAAAGCGTAACCGATAGATGCACCAAAAGCCATGAATATATTTTCCTGTTTTCAAAAAAGCCTAAATACTATTTTGATTATAAGGCAATACAAGAGCCTTGTGGGGAAAATTCTATTTTAAGAGCAAAAAGATGTATTGAAAGTGGCGAGCATTTTATACCCGAAATTCACAAACATGCTGATGGAATTCAAAACTCAAAAAAGGTTTTGTGCCAATCCAGTAGAAGCGTTTTAGAAGCAGGCATGGCAAATAAACGCAGTGTTTGGCATGTAGCAACCGCAAGTTTTGGCGAGGCGCACTTTGCCACATTCAATCCCGATTTAATACGCCCCTGTATTTTGGCGGGCTGTCCAGATGGCGGCGTTGTGCTTGACCCCTTTATGGGCGCAGGCACTACCGCGCTTGTGGCTTTGCAAGAGGGCAAAAAGTTTTTAGGCATAGAACTTAACGCCGAATATATTAAAATTGCCGATAAAAGAATTTCTGCGGAGCTGGCGCAAGGAAAGCTATTTTAATGGCGAAAAGAAAAAATACAAAGGGCATGTTTCCAACTGCCGTAGAAATCAAACGGCTCAAATCCAAGAATAGAAAGAACGCATGGCGCAATTTTCTATTTGGTAAGCGGGGAAAAATTGTATAATTTGATATGCTAAAAACCGAATATCTGCCCATAGAAAAACTTAAGCTAAATGACAATAACCCCCGCATGATAAGCGATGACGCTTTCGCTAGGCTCTGCGATAGCATAAAAGAAAACCCCGCATACTTTGAAGCCCGCCCGATTTTATGCTCAAACCGTACTGGCGAGAATGTCATAATAGGCGGTAATATGCGATACCGGGCCGCCAAGCACTTGGGCATGGCAAAAGCCCCCGTAATCGTAATGGCGGGGCTTACAGAGGCAAAGGAAAAGGAGCTGATAATCCGAGATAATGTTTCAGATGGGCAGTGGGATTTTGAAATTTTGGCTAATGATTTTGAGGAGTTTAATTTGGCGGAGTTGGGCTTGGAAATAAAAATACCAGAATTTTCATATGACAAAGAAATTGATAAGCAAGAATTGAAAAATAAATGTCCGAAATGCGGCTATGAGTTTTAGAAAACCAAAAGTTATTTCATTGTTTGCTGGCGGCGGCGGTTCTTCTTTGGGTTATAAAATGGCTGGCTATGATGAATTACTTGCTATTGATTTTGATAAAAATTCATGCGATACGCTAAAACTTAATTTTGATTTTCCAATTTGGGAAAAAAATATTTATGAAGTTAAGGGTAAGGATATTTTAGATTTTTGTAAAATAAAAAAAGGTGATTTGGATATATTAGATGGAAGTCCGCCATGTCAAGGATTTTCAATGTCAGGCAAAAGAATTATAACCGATACAAGAAATAATTTATTTTTAGAATATATTCGCATTCTTAAAGAATTATCACCTAAAGTATTCGTGATGGAAAATGTCAAGGGAATGGTAACAGGACGAATGGGTGGAATTTTTAACAAAATTATTGAAATGCTTAATAATTGCGATTATCAGGTGAAGTGTAAGTTAATGAATGCAGTTTTTTATAATGTTCCACAATCTAGGGAGCGTTTAATTTTTATAGGAGTTAGAAAGGATTTGAATTTAGAACCTTCGTTCCCTTCGCCAAATAAAAATTTCATAAATATAAAAACTGCGCTTCAAGGTGTTAATAATAAAACTTTCGGGAAACCTTTAACGCCAAATTTTCTAAAACTTTGGAAACAATTATCTATAGGAGAATGTGGCAATAAATATCGTGGAAAAAATAGTTATTTTAATTGGTTTAAGGTAAATTCTATTTTACCTTCTAGGACTGTAACAAAAAAAACTACAGGTTGCTTATTGCATTGGAAAGAACCTAGATATTTTACCATTGAAGAATGTAAAAGACTTTGTAGTTTTCCCGATGATTATAAGTTGATAGGTTCTTATTCTTCTCAATGGGCAAGATTAGGAAATTCGGTAATGCCTAATTTTATGAAAGCTATAGCGGAAAACATTAAATTAAATATTTTGGATAAAATAAATTGACACGCTTTCCAAAACTATGCTATAAATTTTAGCATGGATGCAATAAAAGCTCCTGATGAGGTTTTAATAGCGATTGAGGCAAGGGAAGCCGCTAGACCAAAGGAAAACGGCGGGAGAAGGCTTTTTAATGGCATACCGCCAAAAGATGTTTTGGAAAAATTACGATACGCATGGAAGCTAGGATGCACGGATAGCGAGGCGGCGTCTCACGCTAAAATAAATAAAACCACGCTTTCAGAGTTATTGAGAGACTTCCCAGAACTTGAAAAACAAAAAGAAACGCTCAAAGAAACTCCCTTTGTTTTCGCCCGAACTGCCCTATATAAAGCTATGGAGAAAGGCGACGGGAAACTTGCCTTGCAATTTTTGGAACGCAAGCTCCCCAATGAATTTTCTACCAAACAGGAATTAACTTTCAATAATCCCCCGACGATAAATTTTATCCCCGCTAAAAAGGCAGAGGGATAATGTGGATTTTGACTATACAGAGATTTTCACCCGCAATAAAATCTGCCCGGCCCGCACCATAGTAAACATCGGCGGCGCACGCTCCAGCAAATCATATAGCATACTCCAGCTTTTCATTTATAAAATGCTTACCGAGCGCAATAAGACATTCGGCATTTTGCGTAAAACTTTCCCCGCATTGCGCATAACCGCTTATAAAACCTTCATTGAATTTGCAAGCCAATATAAGCTATTGCCATATTCCGAACACAACAAAAGCGAACACCTGCTTAAATATCTGCCTAATAACAACAGCGTCTATTTCTTTTCGCTTGATGACCCCGAGAAAATTAAGTCATCGGAATTTAACTATCTGTTTTTGGAAGAGGCAAACGAATTTACAAACGCCGATTATTTGACGCTATTGACCCGCCTGTCCGCAAAAAACGAATTGCGCAATCAAATATTTTTAGCACTAAACCCTTCAGACTTTCATGGGTGGATACCGCAGAATTTGGTTAAGGATAGAAATGTTGAGGTTATAAAATCCACTTACAAAGATAATCCGTTTTTACCAAAAGAATACATAGAGCTTTTGGAAGGGTTGCGGGAGCAGAACTTAAACGCTTACAAAATTTTCACACTCGGCGAATGGGGGCAGTTAGAACATTTGATTTTTCAAAATGTAGATTTTATAACCAGTCTCACTAACTACGATTTTGAGGCGGTGTTTTACGGGCTAGACTTTGGGTTCAATAATCCCACTACCCTTGTGAAAATTGGCTTAAAAGAAAAGGCGGTTTATATTGATGAGGTTTTGTATGAGCCAAAATTAACCAACGCCGATTTAATTGAGCGCATGAAAGAAGCAGGGATACCCGCCGACGCCGAGATTTACGCAGACGCCGCAGAACCTAACCGCATTGAGGAGATTTCCCGTGCGGGCTTTAATATATTCCCCGCCGACAAAGATGTTGGCAAGGGCATTGATTGTTTGAAAAGTTTAAGAATATATGCTACAAAGAATTCAGCGAATATGATAAAAGAACTTCAACGCTATTCTTGGCAGGTTGATAATGCGGGCATTGTGTTAGATAAGCCCGTCAAGGTAGACGACCACGCTATTGACGCTATGCGCTACGGCGTGTTTTCATTTTTCAAAAAATATAAAATGCAGGATAATTTCAAAATAACATGGGCTTGAAAAATTTATTTTCATTCCGTAAAAAAAGCATTCCTACTCAATCCGTTTCGCAACAAATCTATACCGCAATTCAAGGGGCGGTTTATACCGAGCGGGCATTAAGCGAGCGTGAGGCTTTGGAATTTTACAGGGATATTTCGCCTGTAGCCAGCGCAATAAATCTTATTGCCGACGGGTTCAAGGATTTGGATATAGTTTTATGGGACGGCAAAAGCGAGGAGTATATTAAATCGCTTTCCGAAGGCATAAGCACCGAGCAGATTTCTTTTTTCAAAATGCTTTCCAAGCCAAACCCCATACAATCGCAATCCGAATTCTTAAAAGAACTCTGCGTAAATTATGAGGCTACGGGCAACGCTTACATAATCGCTACGGGCAATATTGACGGCGAAATTAGCGAGCTATATTTACCTTCGCCGACGGGCGTTGACATTCAAATGGTTGTCAATGACCCCTTGCCCGCACTTTACAGAATTTCACTTGCCAACGGCACGCAAGAGGCCTTTGCGCGCAGACTTACCAAATACGGCTTGCGTTTTGTAAACCAAAGCGGCACAAGGGAGCTTTATCATTTCCACAATATAAACCCCGATAAAAATAGCGTGAGGGGTTTATCGCCCCTTGCCGAAATAAAAAAAGAAATTGAACAATACAAAGAGGCTAACTTGCATAATTTAGCCTTACTAAAAAACGGGGCTTATCTAGGCGGGATACTGGGCATACCAAATTTAACCAAAGAACAACAGGACGCCTTGCGTGATGATTTCAATTCCCGTTTCACAGGCTCGCAAAACGCAAAGAGAACCGCTATCGTAAACAAAGATTTTGACTACAAGGAATTGGGGCAGAACTCCGCCGACATTCAATTTAGGGATTTGCGCAATGATAACCGCAAAATAATTTACAACGCCTTCAAAATTCCATTACCGATTGTAAGCGAGGACGCCAGCACTTTTAATAACTACGCCGAAGCCACGCTAAAACTTTATGATAATTGCATTTTCCCTGCGGCGAATTATCTTTTATCAGGGCTTACTGGTTTTATCCTACCCCGTTTCGGCCTACAGGATTTGCAAATTTGGTTTGACGAAAATGAGATTACCGCCCTTGATGACAGGCGGGCTAAAAACTTTGAGCGGCTTAAAGGCACGGGCATATTAACCATAAACGAATTACGGGCAGAATTGGGCAGGCAACCATACGCAGGTGAAGCTGACACGCTTTATCAAAGCAATACGCTTTTACCTGTTGGCTACATTGCGCCGCAACCAATGCAATTATCTGCGCCTACCAAAAGTAAATTTACCGCAATCATGCGCCAACAATTATGGCCAGACGGCAAGCGCAAGTTTACCGACGAGGAAATAGAAATGTTCGCAAAAAAAGAGGGGCTAAAAGATGTGTAATTGCGGCAAAGGTTTTGAGTGTTCGCAAAAAGCTAACGCAATCCATGCTCAAGAGGTTGCGCGCAAAATGCGGTTAGAGAAGCCATTCTCAAAAGACATGGAAAAGTTTTTCTCGGAACTTTATGCTCAAAACAAAATAATCTTTAAGCACAGCGGGCATACGATTAACGCCACGCCCTATATTAAGCCGTTTTCAGAATTGCTTAAAAAACACTATAAGCTAGTTTTGGAAAGTTTTGTCGGCGTTGTCTACGATGAGGCTACGGCCCCGAAATATATATTACCCAAAAACAATATCGTAAATTCCGTTTCGGTTTCTATGACGAGGGTTATTGATACAAAAGCCATTTTCACCGCGAAAACCATAATGGAAAACATATCGGGCAATATAAGCGAGTTAACAAAGGAGACTTTAGCGGAGCTTATAGCGGCGGGCGAAGTAAGTAGCAATGAGGTTTTGGCAAACTTGGTTTTTGATAAGCTAATTGTCTCGGCGGAAAGTATGAGCGACGGCATTGCGCTATCCGAAGTCCTTAACATCGCCGAGCAGACAAAGTTTACCGAAGCGGGCGAAATGTCCAAAACAGCGGATAAGCCATTAACTAAAACTTGGCGGTCAATCCTTGATGACAGAACCCGCTCTAATCACGCCATCGCCGACGGGCAAGAACAGAGATTGACAAGTCCATTTTTTGTGGGCGGGGAGTATTTAGAATATCCTGGCGATGAAAAAGGCTCACCCGCCAATACTTACAATTGCCGTTGTGGGGTAACTTATGAAAACTAATTTTACGGAGACTAAAAACATGGAAAATTTAAGCGCAAAGATTTCTACGATTTCGGATTATAAAAGCTATGAAGAGGCGGGGCATTTATTTATAAGCGGTTATGCCAATACAAAGGGCAATGCCGACAGATACGGCGACATACCAAGTGTTTACGCTGATAAACGAAATTTTGTATACGACATTTCCCATTTTAGCAAAAACCCCGTCATGCTTATAAATCATCAAAATAGCGTAGAAAATGTCGCAGGCTCTTTTGTTGAAATCAAAGAGGACGATAGGGGGCTTTTCATTAAGGGCGAATTTTCAAACTCGGAATTGCCATTGATAAAACACGCCCGCCAAATTTACAAAGAAGGCCATGCGAAGGCATTATCTATTGCGGGCAAGTTTCATTTTGAGGATGAAAAAAACCCGCATAATTTAACCCTTGCGGAGATTTACGAAATTTCACTTGTGGCTATTCCCGCCGACCCTAACGCTTTAGCGGTAGCATTTGAGAAGGCATTAAACATTTTAAGCACCGAGCGCAAAAGCGGAATTGAAAATATAGCGGGGATAAAAGACGCTGAAAGATTTCTTAAGGCCGATTTGGGATTATCGGCTAATGACGCAAAAACATTGATTTCAAAAATAAAGGGTATAGCTTGCGATGAGCTTACCTTGCCCGCCGTTGACGGCGTGGCTATTGAAAACGAAGCAAAAAAAGCGTTGGAAATAGTAACCAAATTAAATCAATTTCTCAAAGGAGAGAAAAATATATGAACGAAAATCTAAATACTCAAATGTCCGAGCAGATGGGGCAATTAGCCGAGAGCATTAAGGCTATGCGCGAAAAGGTTGTTAGCCTTGAAGGCAAAACCGACGGGGTAACCACCGATGGTATTAAAAAAATGCAAAAAGATATTGCCGATATGGCGGTTTCTTTTCAGCAAGAACAGGCTAAAGTTTCCGAAATGCAAAAGGCGGCTTGCAGGCCAGCATTAGGCGCAGAGGAAAACTCCGAATACTCGGAAGCCTTAATGACTTATTTACGAACTGGCGAAAAAATGCCGAAGGAATTATTCCAAAGCATTTTCCCTTCTATCGCTAAAAAGATGTCCAAAACAAATAGCGGGAAAATAATTGAAGCGCAGGCGAAGGCTTTGCAGACAGGGATAAATCCCGACGGCGGATATTTTATAACGCCCGAACGCTCATCTTTTATCGTTGACAGAATTTTTGAAACATCGCCGATAAGACGGGTGGCTAATGTGGTAACCACGACAGGTAACACTGTGGAGATGATTGTTGATGACAACGAAGCGGCTAGCGGCGGATGGGTTCAGGAAACACATACACCGACGGCAACGGCAACTCCGCAAATAGGCCTGCTCTCAATAAAAGTCCATAAACAAGAAGCCATGCCGACAATTACCCAAGAGATGATACAGGACGCTGGGTTTGATGTAGAAGGTTGGCTCTCGCGCAAATTAGCCGATAAACTTTCCCGCACGGAAAATACGGCTTTTGTAACAGGCGACGGGAATATGAAGCCTAGAGGTTTCCTAACCTATACAGCGTGGGCGTCGGCGGGTGTTTATGAGCGCAATAAAATTGAGCAGAAGGAAACCGCTAGCGCAACGACCATAGTCTACGACGACCTCATAAAGTTACAGGGTTTGCTAAAAGAAGCCTATCAGACCAGCGGAACATGGCTTATGAAACGCGAAGTTTGGGCGGAGAAAGTATTGACGCTTAACACGGCAAATAATTATTTGTTTGTGCTAAACGCAAATCAGCCCTTGACTTTGCTGGGTAAGCCGATAATACTTTGCGATGACCTCCCTGGTCTTTCCTCAGGAGCATTAGTCGGCGGAACTCTGCCTATAGCTTACGGCGACTTTGGCATGGGATACACCATTGTTGACAGGCTCGGCATTGAAGTTTTGCGCGACCCGTTCTCGGCAAAACCTTACATCCAATACTACACTACAAAGCGTGTGGGCGGCGATGTAACAAATTACGAAGCGATTAAGATTTTGAAAATTAAATCCTAAACGCTAAAAATATCGGGGGATTGGTAAGCCCAGTCCCCCACTAAAAAAGGAGATTAAAACTATGCCAAGAAAAGAAATAGCAAGCAACATTGACACAAAGAGTGCGCTAGCCCCAAAAGTAATAAACACCGACACTACAACGGCTGGGAGCATTATAGACGTGGCGACTTACGATTTGGGCGTAACGTTTCTGATAATTTCAGGCGTTGTTACCGACGGCACTTATACGCCGTTGATAGAGCATGGCGATGCCTCTAACCTTTCAGATGCCGCCGCAGTTACCGATGCCGACCTTTACCGCAGGGGCGTAACAAGCGGACAAGAAGCCGACGCCGCATTCGCCGCCGCTGATGATAGTAAGATAAAGAAAATATCTTATCTGGGCGCAAAAAGGTATGTCCGTTTGAGCCTTGTTTCAGCGACGACCACAACTGGCGCGGTTATTGGCGCAATAGCTATTGCCGACCCCGAGCTTAAAGATGTAGGCGATAATGCCTAAACTCAAAGCCTTAAAAGACTTTGTTTATAGTTTTGATGGAATTCACGTCCAGTCATTCGTGGCTGGACGTGAGTATGAATTTCTGCAAAGCCATGTTAAGACGCTTATTGAACGTGGTTATTGCGCGGAAATTATAACCGAGAGCGCAAAAGATATCCAAGCTCCGCAAAATAAAATAGCCAAATATTTTGATAGAAAAAAATCAAAAGGAAAATGATAACGCAAATAAACAAACTCTATAACCCGCCTACTCCGCCCGTAAGCGTTGCAGAAATAAAAGAGCATTTGCATATTTCCACTTCGGCGGAAGACGCCTATTTTCTCGGATTGATAAATGTAGCTACGGGTTTTTTTGAGGGCTATACAAAGCGGGAAATTTTGGCAAAGAAATTTTTGCTAGAGGGAACGGAATGGGAAATAAAACTGCCGTTGGAAATTGTGCGCTCAAAATGTTTTCAAATAGATAGCTTTACCTATCTTTACGACGGCTCATGGTCTACATTGTCTACGGATAATTATCTTTTATCGCCGCAAAACAAGTGGGGCATTCTTTGCGCCAAATCAGACTTTGCAGGGCAATCTCTTGACGACGACGCTAGCCCGAATTTCAAAGTAACCTTTTGGGCGGGGTTTAATGCAAAGCAAATAGCCTCTGCCGTGATGTTAAGCGGCACTATAACCATAACCACCACCCTTGACCATAATTACCTAACTGGGCAGAAGGTCGTAATTACTGGCGCAAATGAAAGCTACTTTAACGGCACTTTTACAATAACCAAAACAGGCGCAAAGACTTTTACCTACACAACAACGGGCGCAAACGCAACCGCAACGGGCGAGATGATGTCTAATGACATACCCGAAGACATAAAAGAATGCCTTAAGCAAATCGTGGCTTATTTATGGGCGAGCAGGGGCGATTGCGCTGGCGGGGGGATTAACTTTGCGACAATAGATTTAACCGACCAGACATTCCCGTCCGCCGCTTTAGCGATTATGAAGCAATACAGGATTTACGAAATTCTATGAAACAATGTTTGCCGATACAAAATAAAAGACGGGGTATTTGCGCGGGGGATTTAAGCTCCTTAATTAAAATACATTTGCGCAATTTAACCGCCCCGAAAACAAGCGTTGATTTTTCCGAAACCATGACGGAAATAATTGAGACTTGGGCGATGATTGCAACGAGCAGGGGTTCGGAATTATTTGACGGCTCAAATTTAAGCAATGCGTATACTCATATCTTTTATATCCGTTTCCCTCCGGTAACGCTAAACAAAGATTGTTGGGTAGAATTTAATAGCAAGCATTTTGAAATTATAGACATTGAAAACCTAGACGAGCGGGGCGAGTTTGCGGCGATAAGATGTAATGAGAAAGGGGCGACGAGTTTGCCCGTAAATCAAATATGAGCATTCAGATAATAGCGGGAAGCGGTAACAACGCTTTTGAATTGCATGTCAAGGCTCTTTCGCCAAATCTTAAAAGGGGCATACGGCAGGCATTCTATTTTGCGGGAAAGGATTTTAAGAAAACCGCAAGCGATGAAATTCTACGCAAAAAAACGGGCAATGTGTATTTTATTTACGGCGGCAAAAGACGGCGCAAATATACCGCAAGCGAAGCAGGTGATTATCCCGCCAATAGAAGCGGCGCAAATCGCCGTAGCTTAAACTTTGAGGTCAGGGGTAGCGATGAGTTAGAATTCGGCGCGCAAATGCCATACAGCCCGTTTTTGGAATTAGGCACAAGAAAAATGGCGGCTCGCCCATTCTTAAAACCGAGCATCGCAAAAAATGAGCAGAATTTGCGAACGCATTTAAGTCGTGAAATAGCGAAGGCGATAAAGCAATGAAAACGCTTGACATAATTAAACAACTGCAAGCCGCTTTGCCAAAGTATACCGATAAATTTAGCGAAAAAATTTCGGTATCAAGTTTAACCAAAAGCGGCACTACGGCTATTGCAACTTCTACGGCGCATGGTTTAGTTACTGGCGATTATGTTTATATGCAAGGGGCGGTTTTGCGCAATCCAATAACCATAACCCGCATTGGCGAAATTGCCACCGCCGTAACGACTTACGACCATGATTTAACTTTATTTTCAGGCGAAGGCGATAGATTTATAACCATAGGCGGCGCAACGCAGGCCGCATATAACGGCTCAAAGAAACTTTTATCAGTCATAGATAAAAAAACTTTCACCTTTGAGGTTACGGGTTCGCCCGCCACACCCGCAACGGGAAGCCCTTATCTTGTTGAGGATTTACAGGATTTATATAACGGGTGGAAGTCCGTAACACGATTAACCGACGACACTTTTAGCTATACCATGCGCAAAGAGCCTTATGTAAACGCAAGCGGCACAATTTACGCCCACAAAAACATGCGCATTTCAGGCGGGGCTACATTTGAGCGGTGCCTAGAAGGCTATACGGCGAAGGCTCAAAATACCTACTGGGCATTTGTAGTTTTGGGTTCTACGGCGGCTACAAAAGACAGAAATAATTTAACCGACAGCATATACCGCCCCGACGGGCAAATAGACTACCGCCAAAGTTTATATCAAGCGTTTTCCGTTTACATAATAATACCCGCCGTGCAGAGTTTAGCCGCCCGTGATTTAAGAGATGATGTTGAGGACATGCGGGGATATCTAATCCATTCGCTTGCGGGCGTAACTTTTAATAGCGGGTTTTCAGGCGGCGCTCAATTTAAGTGCGTTTTCAATTCAGACGACGTGGAGGACTATGCGGGACCATATTACATCCATCGCTTTAATTTTGAAAATAGTTGGGATATAAATTTTGAGGATATTGTTGACCCCGAATTAAGCGTAGCATGGCGCAGTTTTGAAATTTCACAGAAAAATATATCTAACGAAAACGAAATCAGAAATATCAAGGGAGAGTTATGACAGAAAAAATAAAAGTTAAGCTAAATGTTGCGCTACTTAATTATCGGCAAGGCGAGACAATTACTTTGGAAGCCAAAGACGGCGTGCCGATAAATAAATATTGGGCGAGACGGATTAAGGATAGCGTCATAGATAATTGTATTACGATTTTAACCGACTTAACCGATAATCCCGAAGTTATAAAGGCCGAGAAGTTTGAGACGGAAATCAAACACAAAAAGGAGAAAAAATAATGCAAATCGTATCTTTACCAAAAGTAGGTGCAAATAAAATCCCCGACGCTAAAAGTATTTTGAATGTGCCGCAAAAAATACTTTTTGTCGGGCAGAAATTAGCGGCGGGTTCTGCTACGGCGGGAGTGCTTGTAGAAAATATAGCTAATGGCGGGGCGGAAGACGCTTTATTTGGCGCAAAGTCAATGATAGCCGCAATGGTTAGAGCGGCTAAGGCCGAAAATAAAGAAACGCAAATGGACGCTATCCCGCTTGACGATGCAGGCGCAGGCGTGCAGGCCACAGGCACAATCGCATTCAGCGGGACTGCGACAGCGGTAGGAACGCTTGTAGTCAATATTGGCTCACGGGTAAATTATAGCTATGAGCTTGCCGTAACCAACACAATGACGGCTACCGCATTAGGCGGCCTTCTTGTTGCGGCAATCACCGCCGATACTAAATCACAGGTAACCGCCGTAAACACGGCGGGGAGCGTAGCCATTACCGCCGTGCATAAAGGCACAATCGGTAACGGCATAGGGTTAGAGGTGCAGGGTTCTGTGGCAGGAATTACCACCACAGTTACCGCTATGGCAAGCGGCGCAACCAATCCCACGCTAACTAGCATTTTCTCGGTTATAGGCGAAAGCCGCTATCAGACAATAGTTTTCCCGTCGGAATACGGCTTTGATTTTGTAACCGATGATTTGCTTGACGATAGGTTCAACGCCGATAATGCTATTTTAAGCGGCCAAGCTATATGCGGAAAAACCGATACGCTAGCAAATCTTAAATCGGCGGCTAACGGAGAAAATTCGCCAAGCCTTGTAATTTTTGGAAACCAAAAAGTTACCGAAACACTTTACAAAGGATCGGCGATGTTTGAACTTGACTATGTCATAGCCGCACAATTCGGGGCGGTAAAAGGTTTACGGCTTACTGACGGGGCTAATTTAGTAGACATAGTATCCGCAAATACTGGCTCTACGGATAAAATCGGCGGAATGCACACGGCGAGCTTGCCTTATTTCAACACACCAATGCCTAACCTTCCAATAATTGATACGGGCAAAGGCTTTTCAGCAACCGAAATTGCGGAGCTTAAAACCGCAGGTGTTAGCATTGTCGGAAACAATATCGCCAGCAACGGCGTTTTAGTGGGCGAAGTTGTAACCGCTTATAAAACCGATGCGCAAGGCAACCCCGACACGACGTGGAAATACTTAAACTATGTTAACACAGGCGAGAATGTTGTTGAGTATTTTTCAAATAATATCAAGTCTGACTATGACCAAAGTCGTCTTACGGAAGGCGATTTAATCGCAGATAAAAGTATGGCAAATCAGACTTCCATAGCTTCAATGATGATTAAATATTACAAAGAACTTGCCGATATGGCTCTTGTTGAGGCGGGGGATGTGGCTAGCGCATTTTTCAAAAATAGCCTTGTCATAACTTTTGATAAGTCTATCGGAAAAGTTTTCATAGCTTGCAAAGTCCCGATTGTGACGCAATTACGGGAATTTTTCATATCTGTGAAAATTTCTTTTAACACGAGATAAAAAGGAGGATTAAAATGACAAGTTATATCAGCGCACCGACGATAATAATAAATAATCAAACCATCAAAATCAAACCCAACTCATGCAAAATAACTTTGGGTTTAGGCGAAACAAAAGTAAGGGCGGAAAGTGCGGGCGGGGGTTCGGTTTCTACAATTACCGCCATTGATGTCGCAACCAAAATAGGCAAGGTAGCATTCACGCTTGAACCTTCGGCGAAAGCCGTTGACTTGGTTAGAGGGTGGAAATCAAATGGCAATAATAACGTTGTGCAAACACCCGATAGCAAAACTGGGTTTTTCATAACTTTTACAAACGCCGCTTTGGTTAATGACCCCGAAATTGGCCTATCTGCCGACGGGGAAATACCTTGTGAATTTCAAAGCGACCCCGCTAGCTAAAAAAGGAGCTTAAAAAAATGATGATAAAAGAAGTCAAATATACCTTGCAAAATGCTTTTGAGTATACGACTGGTGGGCAAAAAGTTTTCGCAAAAGAAATTACCTTGCGTGCGCCCACCCGTGCGATACTTTCAAAGGCTTATATAATCAAAGGCCAAATACTTAAAAGCGGCATACAAGCGCAATCTATTATCGGCGAAAGTGTAAAAAAAGAAATAGCAATGGCAGACACGCCCGCAGAAAAAAAAGACGGCGATTATATGTCTATACTCTGCATTGCCGACGACATAGAAAAAATATTTGAGGCGTTTGATTATATTTTAACCGCCGAAAGCAACGGATTAAAATTTGCGCTTATTGACGGCAAAGAGCCTTTTACAAGTCTTCTCATTGAGCGGTTAAGCAAAGAGGATTATGAGGGAATGTTAGGGCTTTATATTAAAAGTTTTTTAGCATTATCCCCCTAGAAATATTTGAGAAGGGGGAGACATTTCTTAACGAGCAAATCGCCTACTTGGCTAAATTCTACGGCGGTGGAATTACGGCTAGTGAGTTTTGGAATATGGACTTAATAACCTTTTGCGAATTTTATAACTGGGCGATAAAAATTCACGAGAGAGAAAAGGCGGAAATGGAGCGGCTCAAATAAATGGCATTTACCCAAAGTTGGATTATAAAAGCGATAGATAATTTTTCCAATGTAACCAAAAATTTCAGCAGTGAAATTGAGAAAAATAAAAAGGATATAGAGGGACTTGGGGCGGCTTTGGAAAAAAACTACGGCAAACTTTTAGGCGCAAGCGGGGCTATATTTGCGGGGTTTGGGGCGGCGACTATTGCGGCGGGAAATTTGGAAGCGCAATTAGTCCGCACGTTTTCAATTATGAAGCCCGAAGACGTCGCCCGCTTTAACAAAGAAATTAACCTCGCCGCCGAATATGCCATAAAAGAGGGCTTTGCTTTTGACAAGGTCGGCGATGCCCTGCTCAAACTTAAACGAGCGCAAATAGACTTCAATAATTTTCAGCCCATAATGAAACAAGCCGTTGACCTTGCCGACGCTACTAATAGCGATTTAGCCATAACCATGCAAGGTCTTATCGGCGTCTATAAAAGTTATGGCAAAGAAAACTTTAACGCCACACAAGCCGCCAATATTTTCTTTGGAACTTACAAAGAGGGCGGCCCGGCGGTAGATGAGTTCGCCATGAGTTTAGGCGCGATAGCCCCTACGGCAAAAGCTATGGGCTTATCATTCGGCGAAACTTCTGCCGCAATGGTAACCATGATGAAAAAAGGCGTCCCGCTTGAGCAGTCAATCATGGCGTTGCGCTCTATCTTTGCGGGCTTGCGCAATCCGAGTAAAGAGGCGCAGGAAACATTAAATCTTTTAGGCATAACTTTTGGCCAAGAAAAAATTAAGGCAGTAGGCTTTGGCAAGGTAATGGAGGAAATCGGAAAAGCCTATATCAAAAACAACTCCGCCCTAAATTTAATTTTCCCAAATGCAAGAGCATTTGCAGGCATAGCAACGCTAGGCGCAGGGGCTATGAAAGATTATGACGCTATTTTGAAAGCGGTTACAGGCGATACTAACTCCTTAAATGCCGCCTTGAAAATGATAAATAAGACGGGCAAGGAAACTTTTGATGATTTGTGGGGCAGGCTAAAACTTTTAACCACAGATATCGGGGCTAGATTCTTGCCTATGGCAATAAGCGCAGGGCAAACACTGATTAACATTTTAGACAAAATTCAAGCCATGCCCGATTATTTTAAGCGTCTCATTATAAGCGCAACGTTGCTTATAGGCGCACTTATGGGCGTATTAGGGGCTATTGGGGCTTGGAAGGTCTTCGCGGTGGTTTTACGGGGCATAGGCATATCTACGGCGGGTATTTCAGTAGCTTTGGGGCCGATAATGCTTTTAATTACGGCGGTTGCTATGAACATGGCCGTATGGAAAGATTGGGTAACGGTCATCTCTTGGCTTTATGAAAAATTTAAGGCTTTAATTTCGCTACCATTTAATCTTTTGATTAAGCCCGCCGAAATTTTGGGCAAACTTTTGGGGCTTAATACCAAAGGCGGAGAGCTTGCGGTTAAGAATACTTTAGCCCCATTTCCCGCAGGCATGACAAATAAAACCGCATTTTCCGCCGACATAAATCTCAACGCCCCCAAAGGCGTAATCCAAAACGCAACCACTAAAACAACTGGTTTTGCTTTTGGCAAGGTCGGCCTTAACATGGCAGAGGCGCGCATATGATATTAGATGAATTACGCCCCGCAAAATTTAAGGGTGCAGAATTTTTTTTGCGCTCGGCTACTACGGAAGGCGGGCGCATTATTGTCTATGACAAATACCCGCAAACCGATAATCATTCATTGCAAGACTTGGGCCGGGAAGCGGAAACCTTTACCATTGAAGCCAGCATTTCTAATCCAAATTACATAGATAAGCGGGCGGCGATGATTAACGCCTTAAATTCCGAAGGCGCGGGGATATTATCACACCCATTCTACGGGGATATAAATGTTCGCCACACGGGAAAATGGCGCATAAA